GTTATATCTATAACGTTTTTCCACACACTGCTGAGAGGCGTGACATGGCTGCTGCGTACGCGACTATCACGGTGACTCCTGAGATGATTGCTTCGTACCTCTGGGCGCGCGACCACCTCATCCGCCGCGGTACTGAAGACTACGACCGCGTCCTCGACATCATCGAGCACAAGAGCTACGTGCTCGATGAACACGCACGCCGCATCAACGGCCGCTACATCAAGGTCGCCTTCATGAAGCTGAACGAGGACGGCAAGCCCATCGTCACCGGCGACGACGTGCACTTCCACTGGAAGCGTGTTCGCATCCCGCGATCGCACCCATGGCGCGGAAAGCCAGTACCGAAGCAGTAAAGCAGCTCATCAGGACCTAGGAGGGGATATGGCTCGTCGCAATCTGCGTGCCGTGGACCCGGATGAGCAGGCTCCGGCGAAGAAGTTGAGTGTGCAGCAGGCTGCTGCGACTGGTGATCACAAGAGCCTGTTGGTGGCGATGCGTGAGCGCATTGCGACTGCTGTTACTGACCCGGATTGCCCGCCGCGTGATCTTGCGGCGTTGACGCGTCGACTGCAGGACATCTCGAAGGAGATTGAGCAGTTGGAGCTTCGTGCTCGAGAAGAGGGTGCTGATGCCGCCGACGTCGCAGCGGACGAGGACTGGTCAGCCGAAGCTATCTGACCTGGCAAAGCATTTGCATGTGCCGGGTGAAATCGTTACTACTGGCTGGCCGGCTGTTCGGAAGACGTGCGTCGAGAAGTTGGGCGCGGAGTTCGACTCGTGGCAGGACAGCGCGGGCAAGGTGATCCTCGCGAAACGTGAGGATGGCAATCTAGCTTCGATGATCGACGGCGTCGGTATGTCCCTGCCTCGTCAGGTCGGAAAGACGCACCTGATCGGGTATACGGTTTTCGCCCTGTGCGTGAACATGCCGGGTTTGCTTGTCATCTGGACTGCGCATCATTCGGCCACGTCGAGCGAGACGTTCCTTGCGATGCAGGGGATGGCGCAGCGTGAAAAGGTCGCTCCGCATGTTAAGCAGGTCTATACCGGCTCGGGCGATGAAGAGGTTCGGTTCCACAACGGGTCGCGAATCCTGTTTGGTGCTCGTGAGCGTGGTTTCGGCCGCGGCATTCCTGGCGTGGATGTGCTCATCTTCGATGAGGCGCAGATCCTGTCGGATAAGGCTATGTCGAACATGCTCGCGACGATGAACACGTCCAAGTTTGGTCTTCAGCTGTACATCGGTACGCCGCCGAAGCCGGAAGATATGGCTGAGACGTTCAAGCGTATGCGCCGTGAGGCGCTTGCTGGGACACTCGAGGACGGTGCATGGATTGAGTTCGGTGCCGCCGAGGACGCTGACCTGAACGATCGCGCTCAATGGCGTAAGGCGAACCCGTCGTACCCGAAGCGGACTCCGGCTCAGTCGTTGATGCGGTTGAAGCGGAAGCTCACTGAGTCCGACTGGCGGCGTGAGGGCATGGGCATCTGGGACAGCGACCTGTCTGGCTCTCGTGCCATCACCGCATCGCAGTGGGATGCGACGGCGGTAGGGGTCGCTCCTGAGGGTTTGCAGTCGTTCGGGGTGGCGTTCTCGCAGGATGGTTCGCGTGTGTCGCTTGCGGGCGCTCGGAAGCATGATGACGGCGTGCATGTGGAGCTCGTTGATGCTCTTGTGGGCGACGTTGACCAGGGCCTTGGTGCTCTCGCGGATTGGCTTGCTGAGCGGTGGCGGAAGAGTGACCAGATTGCACTGTCGGGCCGGTCGGGTGCGCTCGTTTTGGCTCACTTGCTGCGTGAGCGGAAGGTGCCTTCGTACCGCATTCATTTGCTGACGACTCCGCAGTATTTCCAGGCTTGTCAGTTCCTGCTTGATGGTGTCCGCGAGGGCACTGTCACACATCTCGACCATGAGGGGCAGCAGGTGTTGGACGAGTCGGTGGCTGTTGCGGATAAGAAGACGCGTGGTGGTGCGTGGGGTTGGTCTGTGACTGTCCCTGATGGTGATGAGACGCCGGTTGAGGCGGTGAGTGTCGCCTTGTGGGCTGCGCGTACGTCGAAGCGTGCTTCTCGTGTTGAATCGAAAACGAAGGTTGTGGTGATGTAGATGCCTCGCATTCCGCAGCTGACGCCTCAGGACCAGGACACGTTCGACTCGCTGTTCAATCAGTGGCAGGGCAAGCAGTTCCGTAACTGGCTCCGTACGACGTATTTTGACGCGAAGCAGCCGTTGAAGGATCTGGGTATCAGCATTCCGCCGCAGCTGCGGAACATTGAGACGGTGCTGGGGTGGCCGGCGAAGGGCGTCAACAGTCTGGCGCGTCGTTGCGTGTGGGATGGCTTTGTTGTTCCCGGTGATGACGCTGACCCATTTGATCTTGGGCAGATTGCGTCGGAGAACAATCTTGATACGGAGATCCCGCAGGGCATCACGTCCTCTCTGATTCACTCGACGGCGTTTATCGCGACGACGACTGGTGATGTTCAGTCTGGTGAGCCGGCGATCGTGCAGACGGTCCGTTCGGCCCTGTGGGGGACCGGGATCTGGGATCGCCGTAAGCGTGCCCTGTCGTCCGCCCTGTCGGTGGTCGGTACGGACATGACCGGTGCGGCTTCCGAGTTCGTCATGTACCTGCCGGATCGGGTGCTCGAGATCAATGCGACTGGTGGCGGTCGTTGGCAGGTGTTCCAGCAGCGGAACCCGCTCGGCCGCGTGCCGGTGCAGCCCCTGGTGTACCAGCCGGAGCTTGACCGTCCATTTGGTCACTCACGGATCACGCGTGCGGCGATGGCTCTGACGGATCAGGCGATCCGGACGATGCTGCGTGCTGAGGTGTCGGCGGAGTTCTATTCGGCTCCGCAGCGGTACCTGCTGGGGGCTGATGAGTCGGCGTTCCAGGACAGCAACGGCAACGCTGTGTCGAAGTGGAAGGCCGTGATGGGTCGCTTTCTGGCGATTGGACGCGACGAGGAAACCGGTGAGCTGCCGCAGATCGGTCAGTTCGCGCAGATGTCGATGGAACCGCACCTTGCGCACCTTCGGCAGATCGCGCAGAACTTCGCGTCTGACCAGAACCTGCCTGTCTCGGCGCTCGGCATCGTGCAGGACAACCCGGCGTCTGCTGAGGCGATCTACGCGGCGAAGGAAGAGCTCGTCGTGGAGGCTGAGGGCGCAACGCGCGTTTTCGGGCAGGCGCTTGTGCGTGCTCAGCGTGACGCGGTGCAGCTCCGTGACGGCTTGGATTCTGCGACGCCGGAGTTGCAGCAGCTGCGGGCGAAGTGGCGGAACCCGGCTACTCCGTCGATGTCGTCGGCTGCTGATGCGGTGATGAAGCAGGTGCAGACGTTCCCGTGGATGTCGGATTCGGATGTGCCGTTGGAGCAGCTGGGTTACGACGACGCGACGGTGGGCCGGCTTCGAGCTGACCGTCGTCGGTCGCAGGTTGGTGTGTTGACGTCAAGCCTGCGGTCTGCTGCAGCGTCTGCGTTGGCTGATCCGACTGTCGCGGAGGTTGCTGGTTCTCGTGGCGACGGCAGCTGAGGTTCAGGTTCTTCGCAACTCAGTTGATGACTTGTCGACCTTGGCGATCAGTGATCTCAATGCGCTGCTTCGCCAGTTCGGCGGGTCTGACCCGGTAGTTGTGCGTGATGCGCTGCTTGAGGCGTACCCGCAGCTTGTGAACCGGTATGCGTCGGTTGCTGGCGAGGTAACAGCCACATGGTACGAGCAGGTGCGGCCGAACAGCGGTTACGCGGTCGCTCAGGGGTCCGTGGATGCGGAGCAGACGAACCAGTTGATCCGGTACGGCGTCCGTCCGTTGTTCGGTGTCGGTGACGCTACTGCGCTGTCTCTGCTGGGCGGCAGCCTGCAGCGGCTGATTGCTGGTGCGTCGCGGGACACGGTGACGGGCAACGTGGATCGCGAGCGGTCTGAGGGGAAGACGGATCTCGGGTTCGCTCGAGTCCCGCGTTCCGGATGTTGCGCGTTCTGCGCGCTACTCGCTTCCCGTGGCGCTGTGTACTCATCGCGGCGCACGGCGGGCGAGGTCGACAAGTATCACGACTTCTGTCGATGCACTGTTGCGCCGGCTGAACGTGGTGAGGATCTGCCCTACGACCTGCAGAAGTACCGCGACCTGTACTACTCCGTCGAATACGACGGCACCAAGGGCACGCTTGCGAACATGCGGGCGGCTCACGGCCTGAAATGACTACCCCGTGCGGGGTTTACGCCGACGCTCGGCGGTCAACGAGCGGAATGGAGACACCATGAGCGACGAAACGCCCACTGGCGGTAAGCCGGAGTTCACGCCCCCGGCATCGCAGGACGAACTGAACGCCATGATCGGCGCGCGGCTTGAACGCGAACGGGCGAAGTTCAGCGACTACGACGACATCAAGTCGAAGGCAGCCAAGTTTGACGAGCTTGAGGCGGCGAACCGCAGCGAGCTCGAGAAGTGGACTGCGACGGCTTCCGAGTGGGAGCAGAAGGCTGCTGCCGCGAACTCGGAGCTTGTTCGGCTGCGTGTCGCAACGAAGTTCGGCATCTCTGAGGACGACCTGGACCTGCTGGGGTCCGGTTCCGAGGAAGAGCTGACGAAGCGCGCTGAACGCATCAAATCGCTTACCACCCCGGCTGAGCAGGAGCCACAGCGTCAAGAGCTGCGGGTGCCTGGTGAGTCGAAGTCTCCTGACCTGCCGTTGAACGGCGACGGAATCGAGAACGCTCTGCGGAACGCTCTCGGCATCACTACTACTTAGGAGCACTCATGGCGCAGACCGCCGCAACCAACACCAGCGAGTTCGCTGGCTTCATCCGTCCGGACCAGGCGCAGGGCTACTTCGACGAGGCACGTCGCTCGTCGGTTGTTCAGCAGCTGACCCGGCAGATCCCGCTCGGCGCTGCTGGCGTCGAGATCCCGTACACCACCTCGAAGCCGACCGCTTCTTGGGTTGCTGAGGGCGGCCAGAAGCCGACCACCAGCGGTGGCAAGGGGCTCAAGACCATCACGCCGAAGAAGATCGCTGCGATCTCCGTCGTTTCGGCTGAGGTTGTCCGCGCGAACCCGGGTGGCTACATGGACGACCTTCGCCAGGACATTGGTGAGGCGTTCGCGCTCGCGTTCGACGCTGCGGCCCTGTACGGCACCAACTCGCCGTTCGGTGCGGGTAACTTCATCAACGCCACCACGAAGGCGGTCACCCTCGGTACTGCAACGCAGGACAAGGGCGGCATCTTCGCGGACGTGAACGCTGGCCTGTCGCTGCTTGTCAACGACAAGAAGCGTCTCACTGGGTTCGCATTCGACTCGATCGCTGAGCCGCTGTTCAACGGCGCGACGGACACGAACGGCCGCCCGCTGTTCATCGACAGCCCGCTCGAGGACGCCTCCCCGCTGGTCCGAGGCGGCACCCTTCTGGGCCGTCCGGCGCGCATCGGCGAGGGCGTCACCAACGGCACCGTCCTCGGGTTCGGCGGCAACTGGTCGAAGGCTGTCTGGGGTGTCGTTGGCGGCATCACGTACGACGTTTCGACGCAGGCGACGGTGACCATCGACGGCGAGCTTGTCTCCCTGTTCGAGAACAACCTCGTCGCGGTCCGTGCTGAGGCTGAGTACGGCTGGCTCGTCGATGACGCGCAGTCGTTCGTGAAGTACAACGAGCCCGCTGGTAGCTGATGGCTGAGCTCGTTTCCCCGGCAGGGACCGTCGTGAACGTTGACGGTGACCTGGCGGAGCGGCTGACTGCGCAGGGGTGGACGTCTACGGACAAGCCGAAGCGTGGCCGGCCGAAGAAGGTCGAATCGGACGAGTAAGTGGAAGGTGGGGGCGTCATGTCGTGGACCTCAACGAACGATGTGATCGGCTCGTGGATCGGCGACGACGCCCCCACTAACACTGCTCAGGTGCAGGTGTGGATTGACCGTGCCGAGCGGATGCTTCGGCAGCGGTTCACCACTCTGCAGGCCCGCATTGACGAGGGCGAGCCGGACCTGCTCGAGACCGTCAAGGACACCGTGTCCGCCATGGTGCAGCGGGTGTTCCGGAACCCTGAGGGCATCCGGCAAACGTCGGTGACAACGGGGCCGTTCTCGGAGCAACGCACGTACGGCGGCAACCAGCCCGGTGCGCTGTTCATCGCGGACGATGAGGCAGGCGCGCTGACTGGCCGTGTGGTTAGGGGTGCGTTTGAGATCGATCCACTCATCGGGTACACGTTCTCCGGTAATGGTCCGGTGATCCTGTGATCGTCACGCGGATGCGCCGCGAGCAGACGGGCGTCGACCGGTACGGCAAGCCCACGTACGCGAGCGTCGCGTCTGAGCTGGAAGTCATCGCGTGGGCTCCGCAGGTGAGCGCTGAGGTTGACGGTGGCGAGGTTCGCACGCTCGACTACGGCGGCACCTTGTACCTGCACTCCGGCTCCGACGTGCGCGATGACGACTCGTTCGTCATCTACGACGTCGAGTACGCCGCTGACGGGGTGAAAGCGTTGTGGAAACACCCGAACGGCCGGTACGCGGGTGATGTCCTCGTGGTGAAGCGGAAGGACTACGTCGATGGCTAAGACCAAAGTCGTCCTCAACAAGCGGAACTTCGGCGCGCTGATGGTGTCACCGGAGATCGAGGCGGCGCTGAAGCCGTACGCGGATGGTGTCGCCGCTCGAGTACCGAGCACTGAGATTGAGGCCGTCCGTACCGGTGTTGGCACGGAGAAGGCCCGCGTTCGCCTTCGCGTGTACGGCGAAATCCAGGATCGTGCTGAGCTGATTGCTGCTCTTCGTGCGGTTGTCGGCCGCGCGAAGGAAGTGTAGGAGCGCGCATGTTCGGTGTCGTCTACAGCGATGTCCTTTCGCACCTGATTGTCCGGACTGACGCGTTGCTACGGTCCCGGCCGGAGATGTTCACGCGGACCGTTGAGGTGTCGAACCGAAAGTCGGCTGCAAGTAAGCGGGCCGTCGTGTTCACGATGAGTCCTGGCGGCGGCGTCGGGAACACGGTGAAGACGTCGTATGCGACGGTCGATGTGATCGCCAATGATGAGGGCGATGCCGCGGATTTGATGAATCTGGTCCTGGCTCTCGCAACGTCGCGAGGTGTTGGCGGAATGGTCGATGGCCAGCCAATTCTCTTTGCCACGATCAACGGCGGCCCGAATGGCGACCCCGCTGCAGACGGTTTCTTCAAGCAAACCGCCGAGCTCGAGCTGCAGCACCGCGGCGTGAACCTCTAGATCAAGCCAGCGCGATCTTCTTCCTCGTATCGCTCAAGAATCTCGCGGGCGAAAGCAACCAAGTCCTTTGCCCGCTGGCCGGCTGGCTGCGATCGCGCCCACAGTTCAAGGTTCTCAATTCGATTGTCGATCTTCTCGCCGTTCACATGATGCACGTTCTCCTTGTCGCGCAGATCACGACCCAGGTGCTCGGCCATCACCAAGCGGTGCTCAAGCACCAAACCGCGAATGTTCGCCATGCTGCTGTCCGGCATGTACACGTAGGTGTAACCACCGGGGGCTTTGCCTACAAGGCGCGTGCCAACGGGGAGCTTTCGCTGCTGCCAACGCTCCGACCCGCTGCGATCGCCGCTTGCCCAGGCGCTCAAAGCTAGCGGGTCCCCGTAGCGCTTCAGGCGAGTGTAGTGAGCTCGGCAATAGCCCTTGCAGTAGCGGTTGTTTTCGCACCCGCCGACCGCGCACTTGATGGCGCGCACTGCGGGATCAAGTCTTGATGGCGCGTTGGCCATCACATCCCCGTACTTCTTCCACCGGTAGAGGTGCAAGGTGCAGAAACCGCGTCCTTCATGTCGCCGTTCGCACTCGTCGACTGAGCAGGTCCTCTGTTTCAGGTTCATGTCAACATTCTACCAAGAAAGGTGGCTCTAATGAGCCTCAATTCAGAGAACGTTCGCGTTGCAGTAACCGGTGCGGCTTATGTCGCGACGACTACTGCGACTGCCCCGACTACGGCGACTAGCGCGCTCGGTGTCGACTTCAAGGATCTTGGATACATCAGTGATGGCGGCATTACTGAGACTCGGGATCGTTCCACGAACCAGATTCGGGCGTGGCAGAACAGTGCCCTTGTCCGTGAGCCGGTCACTGAGTCGAGCATCACGTATAACTTCGTGATGATTGAGACGAAGAAGGAAACCGTTGCCGAGTATTACGGCACAACGGTTGCCGCTGATGGTTCGATCAAGATCGACCCGGGCAAGACCGGTGGTCGCAAGTCGTATGTCTTCGACGTCATCGACGGTGACGAGGTTATCCGCATTTACGTCCCGAACGGTGAGGTCACTGAGGTTGGTGATCAGACGTACGTGAACGGCGACCCGATCGGTTACGAGATCACGGTCACCGGTTACGCGACGACGGTCGGCGACGAGGTGTACTCGGCCGTCAAGTGGTACACGAGCCTCGACACGACGGGAGCGTGAGCATGACCGCGAAGACGCTTTACGTCCGCCACGTTCAGTCCGGCGAGATCAAGAAGGTCACTGAGGATCAGCGCGCCAACCAGGATAAGAACTTCTGGGTGCGCGTTACCGGCGATGTGAAGGAAACCGCGCCGGCCGATGTGCCGACTGGTGTTGACGCTGAGCCGGAGAACAAGACCGCTTCTGCCAAGAAGTAAACGACGGGCATGCCGGAGCGCTTGGGCTCCGGCATGCCTCCCTTCTCACCCAAGCATTCTCTAACCAAGCTAGGAGAAACTGATGACTGAAAGCACTGCCGTGAAGGCGCTGTCGATCAAGGCGAAGAGCCGTAAGCCGCTGCTGGTCGAGTACGACGGCGTTGAGTACACCCTGTCTGGGCGTATTCCGTCGGAGATCATGACCATTCAGGCTGAGTACAAGCGGCCCCGGAACCCTGCAAAGGATGTGCAGGAGCAGTTTCAGCGGGATCTGGGTGTCGCGGCGATCAACAAGTTCTACGAGCTCGTTGTCCCGGACTCGTTCAAGGGTGCCCTGGATATGGAAGACCTTGGCGCTGTGTTTGAGGCGTGGTCGGAGCATGTGGGCCTGGGGGAATCGAAGGACTCCAGCAACTAGCGGAGTCCTACCCCGACGAGTTGGTGTGGGAGCTACACAAGCTCGGCATTGACATCGAGGACATCGGCGACGACGAGGGTTACAGCCGAAAGCAGTGCAAGAAGGCGGTCGATCACGTAAAGGTCGACCGCCTTCTCCGTGTCGCCACTCGAGAGCCGTCGTCACCGTTGTACGCGGCCATGAATGGCTGGGATTTTCCGGTCAGCCGCGAATGGATTGTGCAGGCGGACCTGCTGGACGCGTTCCTGCAGGCCAATAGTGGTCGCCGTAAGCCGAAGCCGTACCCGCGCCCTTGGAAAGACAACAACACGAACCGTCTGGGTAAGACGACGCTCACGCCGACCGAGGCGAGGGCGGTTCTGCAAAAGAACAGGGGTTAGCGCATGCCTACCGAGTCCGCTGTTGCTTACGTCTCGATTGTCGCTTCGGCCCGCGGGGTCGGTAAGCAGATCGAGAAGGAGATCAACCCGGATGCGGTTGGTACTTCGGTCGGTAACCGTGTCGGTTCGAATCTGTCGCAGGCGATCGGTAAGACGCTGCAGGCGGGTGCGACGACTGTTGTGGCGGCTGGTGCTGCTGCGATCGGGGCTGCGCTCGTCAAGGGCTTCAACCGGCTGACGGCGATCGATCAGGCGACGGCGAAGCTCAAGGGTCTCGGTAACTCCGCGTCGGACATCACGAAGATCATGGACAACGCTCTGGGCGCTGTCCGTGGTACGGCGTTCGGCTTGGATGCCGCGGCGGGTGTCGCTGCTGGTGCGGTCGCCGCGGGCATCAAGCCTGGCGAGAAGCTGCAGCGCGTTCTGGGGCTGGTCGCAGACTCGGCCACGATTGCAGGCACTGACCTGAACTCGATGGGTTCCATCTTCAACAAGGTGGCGGCGTCGGGGAAGCTGCAGGGCGACGTCATCGCGCAGCTGCAGGATGCTGGTGTTCCGGTACTGCAGTTCGTGGCGAAGGAGATCGGTAAGACCGCTGCTGAGACGTCGAAGCTGGCGTCTGACGGCAAGATCGACTTCGAAACGTTCGCGAACGCGATGGAGGCTGGCCTTGGCGGGGCCGCGAAGTCGTCGGGTGACACGTTCACTGGTGCGCTCGCGAACGTCGGTGCGTCGCTGGGACGTATCGGCGCGAACCTCGAGAAAGGGTTCTTCCCGAAGCTCGCGCCCCTGTTCCAGCAGATCACGACGGTCATGGGGCCGCTCGAAGACCGCGCTACGGTCATCGGTGAGGCAATCGGCGCGAAGGTCAACCCGGCGCTCGACAAGCTGTCCGCGCTGCTCACGAACGGCACCGACGCGTTCAAGGGTATGAGTGCGATCCTCGCCCCGCTGGGCGGACTGTTCCTCGCGCTGGGTGCTGGTGGCCTCGGCAGTCTCCTCGCAACAATCCCCGGTATCGGAAGCCTGGCCGGCCCGCTCGCTGCTCTCGGCGGCCCATTGGGCCTTGTCGCCGGCGCTCTCGGCGGCCTAGTCGCTGTTAGCCCGGATCTGCAGTCGGCCCTGTCTGGCGCTGCTTCCTCGTTCGGTGGGTTCGCCTCGACGGTGGGTGGTGCGTTCGCGCTGGCTATCGCGGCGATCCTTCCGCAGCTTGCGGATCTGGCGCAGACGGTCGGACGCGTTCTCGCCGTCGCGGTGCAGGCGGCCGTACCGGTCGTGTTGCAGCTTGCTGGCGTGTTGGGTGCTGCTCTGGCACCGCTCCTGCCAGTTGTGGCGCAGCTTTTTGCGAGCCTCAGCATGGTGCTCATCAACGCTTCGCCGCTGATTACGGTGCTGGCTGGTGTCGTCTCGGAGCTCGTTTCCGCGCTGGCCCCACTCGTGGTCGCGGTCGGTACTGGTCTTGCGACTGCCCTGTCCGTGGCTATGCCATATGTGGCGGAGTTGTCGTATCAGCTGCTGCCTCTGGCAACTTGGATTGGCAAGAACACGGAGCTCGTCACCGCGCTTGCTCTCGCGGTTGGTGGCGGCGTGGTCGCGTTCAAGGCGTACCGCGGTGTCGTGGGTGCCGTGAACGCGACGCAGCAGGTCCTGATCGCACGTTCCTATGGGGCTGCTGGTGCGACGTACGCGCAAGCTACGGCAGGCCGCACGGCAACGGTCGTGAATAAGGCGTTTGCGCTGTCGTCGAAGGTTGCAGCAGCTGCGCAGTGGGTTTTCAACGCTGCTCTCCGCGCGAACCCGATCGGCATTGTCATCACGGTGCTCGGTGCCCTTGTCGCTGGCATCATCTACGCCTACAACAACATTGGCTGGTTCAAGGACTTCGTCGATGGTGCGTTCAAGGCGATCGGTGCCGCTGCCCAGGCGGTCGGCGGCTGGTTCGTGTGGCTGTACGACAACGCGATCAAGCCTGCAGTGGATTGGATTGCGCAGGCCGCGACGTGGCTGTGGACGTCTGTTCTGCAGCCTGTATTCAACGCAATCGAGTCGGTCGTCAAGTTCGTCGTAGATGTGGTCGTCGGTTACTTCAAGGTGTGGGCAGGCGTATTCCAGTGGATCGGCGATGCAGCGTCGTATATGTACTCGAACTACCTGCAGCCGATCTTCGAGCTTGTGGCCGCGATTTTCACGAAGCTGATTGCTCCGGTGTTCATGTGGCTGTGGGGATCAGTCATCCAGCCGGTGTTCCAGTGGATCGGTAATGCCGTCAGCGTGTGGTGGCAGGGCATGCAGATTGTATTCAACGCTGTAGTCGGGTTCGTTCGCGGTGTGTTGGGTGCTGCTTTCAACTGGCTGTATACGTCAGTCATCGCGCCGGTGTTCACGTGGATCAGTAACACTTTCAACACGTGGTGGTCGGTGACGGTAGCGGTTTTCAACACCGTTGTCGGATATTTGCGCTCAACGCTCGGAGCGGCTTTCTCGTTCCTGTACACAGGGGTGATAAAGCCCGTATGGTCTGGCATTCAGGCAGCCATCTCGGTCGCTTGGGGCCTCATCAAGCCGGTGTTCGATCGGCTGTCGAATGTTGCATCTGTCACTATCCCCGCCGCGTTCGACACGATGAAGAGTGCGGTTGCGACGGCGTGGAATGCGATCAAGGAAGCAGCGAAAGCGCCGATCCGCTTTGTTATCGATACCGTGTTGAACGATGGAATCATCGGCAACTTCAACAAGGTTGCTGACTTCTTCGGCACCAAGAAGATTCCGACTGTTCAACTGCCCAAGGGGTTCGCGACGGGCGGGTACACCGGTGACGGTGGCAAGTATCAGCCGGCGGGCATTGTGCACGCTGGCGAGTACGTGTTCACGAAGGAGCAGACGTCCCGGATTGGTGTGGGTCGTCTCGCTGCTATCGCGAATAATGGGTACGCGAACGGCGGACTTGTTGGGGCTGCTACCGGCGCGTGGGACTGGATTGCTGGTAAGGCGGGCAAGGCGTGGGATTGGGCGGCGAATGCTGCTCAGACTGCGGCTTCTGTGGTGTCTGATCCGATGGGCACGCTCGGCAAGTTGGTGAACAGTGCCGTGGCCAACATTCCTGGTGCTGGCGGGATGCTCGAGCTCGCGAAGAGCATGGGCGGCAAGATCCTCGACGGCGCTGTTGAAGCGCTCCGGAAGCTCGCTGACCTGGGCGTGGGAGTGTTCGGTGGTAACGGCCAGAACGGGCAGCTGCCGTCCACGGATCTGGGTAAGGCGATGGGGTTCGCTCCCGGGCCTGGTGTCGGTCCGACGGGTGGTCTGCTGCGGAAGGCTGCGGCGAACGCTTGGAACGCTGCATACCAGGCGTCGGGTGGTGCTCTTGGTCTGACTGAGGGTTACCGCGATTTGGCGGCTCAGCAGTACCGGTGGTCGCTGTTCAAGAAGGGCGGCAACCTCGCTGCGGCCCCGGGGACGTCGCAGCACGGGTTTGGTCTTGCGGCGGATGTCGCTTCGGGTCAGGGCTGGCTGCGGGCGAATGGTTCCCGGTTCGGCTGGATCAACACTGGTCTGGGGTTCTCGCAACGCGAGCCGTGGCACTTCGAGTTCAAGGGTGTGCCGCAGTTGGCTGCGGGAGCGATGATCGGTCGCCGTAAGGGCGGCACGTTGGTGAACGTCGGTGAGGGGCGTTACGACGAGGCCGTGGTGCCGTTGTCGCCTTCATTCAAGGACGCGCTGGCTGGCCGTCAGCAGCAGGCGAACGGCGGGCAGTTTACCGGTCAGCTGTACCTCGACAGTGGTGAGCTTCTG